GGGACAACATGGGCAAGCACTGCGCCTTCTGGAGTTACATTGGGGACAGCGGTAACTTGTGTTTCCCAGAGCAACATTGATTACACAAGTCTTCCAAGCGGACTTAAACGCATAACGGTGGCGTTTAACGAGGTTGCATGTGGTGGGAACATACTTATTCAATTGGGTACTGCAAGCGGTTTTGAAACTACGGGGTATGTTTCAACATCAACACAGCTAGATAACGCCGGTGCTTCTAGCGCTATATCTTCTACTACAGGTATTTGCTCACAAGGTGGAAACCCGAATCTTTCCGGTGTGTATGTGATTTGTAGTCTTGGTTCTAATATTTGGTCAGCGTCAATGGTTGCAAAAGCTGACACCATCCGAACCGCTCAATCAGGCGGTGCAAAAACGCTAGGAGGAACACTGGATAGGATTCGGATTACAACCACAAACGGTACTACTTACACCAGCGGGACAGTCAACATTCTTTACGAGTAAAAGCCGTGCCTACAAAAAATGGTTAAACAATGTGCGCTGGCTTCTCCCCATCCTCATCCTGTCTTTGGTCTACGGGGCGACGGTCAAGCGCGAGTGCAGTGTCAGTGAGTTTGTAAACCTTGCCTACTCCAGCCATGACCCCAAGGAGCGCACAGATAAAATTTGGGGATGGTTGGAAGAGTCAGGGCCGGTATGCACCAAGGAGCAGCTAACGCTGATTTACTCTAACTTGGGTAACATACTAGGCAACGCCGACAGCATGAAGGTTCGGACAAGAATTGAACAGCTACATGAAAGGGCAAAGTGATGGACGCTAAAGACCGGTTGATTTACTGGGTAACCATGATGGTGACCGCTACCCTATGCTCCGTGGTTGTTGTTCTTATCGGGGCGCTGGTGCATGGGTTGTTTGTGAAAGAGGTGGATAACACCAAGATTTTTGAAATCATTGGTCCCGCATTCCAGACCATTGTCGGCGGCTTGATTGGGTGGTTGTCGGGCCTCAAGGTCGGTAGCCATATGGACGAAATCAAAGTAGGAGAAACAAATGGAGTGGCTTAAAACCCTTGCCCCAACAATCGCTACATGTTTTGGTGGCCCCCTTGCCGGGATGGCTGTATCGGCAGTGGCAAAAGCTTTGGATATTGCCCCCGATGAAGTGCAAGCTGTAATCAGTAGCGGCAAGCTAACTGCCGAGCAAGTAGCGTCCATCCAACTTGCTGAACTTGAATTGAAGAAGCAAGCGCAGTCCATGAATTTGGACTTTGCCAAGCTGGTGGCTGAGGACAAAAAATCTGCCCGCGACATGCAAATGGCTACCAAGTCGTGGATTCCTGCCATCCTTGCAATCGCTATCACTATTGGATTTTTTGGCATCTTGATTGGCCTTATGACCGACAAAGTCACAACGTCCGAGACGCTTATGCTCATGCTTGGTGTACTGGGAACTGCATGGACTGGAGTTATCAATTTTTACTTTGGCAGCAGCGCCAGCAGCCAAGCTAAAACCGAACTATTAGCCCGAGCGGAACCAGTGAAATGAACCTCTTCATACCTATCCTCTACATCTGCGTAAATGGAAGCTGTGCCTTCTTGCAGCAGATAACGGTGTACGCCGACGAGGATGAGTGCAAGCAAGTTGTTGCAGAGAAGAAGACATGGTATCTAGAAAACACAAAAGCAACCGTGGACACTACCTGCATCTATGCCCCAGCCAAGGTGCTGGAGAGCAATGTCAAGCCCAAGCGTAAGGAAACCATATGATTAACTCCCGCAGCCTTGATGAGCTAGTACCACCCGCCAAACAACGGGCACAGGCGTTTGTAGAAGCCGCCAAGGCCAAGGGCATTGACTTGCTGGTTACCTCCACCTACCGCGACCATGAGAGCCAAGCCGCGCTCTATGCCCAAGGCCGGACAACCCCCGGCGATGTTGTCACCAAGGCCAAGCCTGGTCAGTCTTGGCACAACTGGCGTTGCGCTTTGGATGTGGTGGCGTTGGTTAACGGAAAACCAGTATGGAGTGTCAAAGATCCCATCTGGCAAAAAATCGGAGCGATTGGCAAGTCCTGCGGTTTAGAGTGGGCTGGCGACTGGCATGAGTTCCAGGAATATCCGCACTTTCAATACACGGGCGGTCTGACCATTGCCCAACTTCAACAGGGCGCAAAGATAGCCTAATATGCCCATAAAGAAACTAATCCTCAAGGCTGGTGTCAATCGTGAGAACACGAGGTATACCAACGAGAACGGCTGGTATGAATCCGAGAAGATTCGTTTCCGCCAGGGCACACCTGAGAAAATTGGTGGATGGCAACGCATTTCAACCAACACTTTTTTAGGCATATGCCGATCTTTGTGGAATTGGGTAACCCTGACAGGCGCTAACTTACTTGGCGTTGGTACAAGCAGCCGGTTTTATCTTGAAGCAACTGGTATCTATTACGACATAACCCCAATAACCACAACGATTGCGCTTGGCGCAAACCCCTTTGCTACCGTAAACACCACCAATGCAGTCACTGTGACTGACATTGGTTTTAACCCCCAAGTAGGGGATTTTGTAATTTTTTCGGGGGCTACCACGTTCAATGGTGTAACCATAAGCGGTGAGTACGAAGTAAAAACCGTACCAACTAACACAACTTACACCATAACTTCAACTACAACAGCTACAGGTACGGGGTCGGGCGGCGGCTCAGTATCTTTTGCATCCTACATTCTGCATATTGGTGCAGCAACAAACGTAAGCTTTGGCGGGTGGGGTTCTAACGTCTGGAGTTCCAGCAACTGGGGCGGAGTTGGGTACGCCAGCACAGCTACCCTAGCTATTTGGTCGCAGTGGAACTTTGGGCAAGATTTGGTGTTTGGTCCTAAGCAAGGAAAGTTGTACTACTGGAACGCGACTACTGCGGTAGCACTAGCTACTCCAACAACGGTAACCATTTCTAACGCTACTCCAGCGGTAGTGACTCTGACCGCCAATACAAATACACCAATTATTAGCAGTACAGCAGTCATGTTTCAGACAACTGGTGCATTGCCTTTGCCTCTTGCGCCTTACACGGTCTATTACGCTACCTACGTCACCGCCACTACGTTCAAGCTTTCTTCTTCGTATGCCAATTATGTGGCTGGTACGTTCATTAACACAACTACCGCAGGTTCTGGAACACATAGCCTTTCTCAGCGAGGTATTGCTGTTTCTGACTTGGCTGGAGCATCTAGCGTTCCAATCCAACAGAACATTATTTTGGTTTCTGACACCAGTCGGTTTACATTCTGTTTTGGAGCTAACCCTTATGGAAGTACAACCTATGACCCCATGACAATTCGGTGGTCAAACCAAGAAAGTGTAGTTGAGTGGGCACCTTCAGCAACTAATCAAGCTGGCGAGATTAGGCTGTCACATGGATCTTCTGTTGTGTCGGTGCTGCAAAGCCGCCAAGAGATTTTGACATGGACCGATGCTGCGGTTTATTCATTGCAATACCTTGGGCCACCTTCTGTGTGGGGCAGTCAGCTTTTGTCGGACAACATCTCTATTGCCAGTATGAATGCCGCTTCCTACGCAAGCGGTGTGGCTTATTGGATGGGACAGGACAAGTTCTACAAATACGACGGACGGGTTCAAACCTTACGCTGTGACCTACGCCAGTACATCTATAGCGACATCAACCGCACTCAATTTGACCAAGTGTTTTCTGGCACAAATGAAGGCTTCAATGAGGTCTGGTGGTTCTACTGTTCAGAGGCTAGTACAACTATTGATAAGTATGTCATCTATAACTATGTTGAAGATCTGTGGTATTACGGCACTATGGCTCGCACTGCTTGGCTAGATACCGCACTTCGCAACTACCCTATGGCAGCTACCTACTCAAACAACCTTGTCTACCATGAGTATGGTGTTGATGACAATGCTACCGGCACGACTACGGCCATAACCGCCTCAATCACTTCTGCTCAGTTTGACATTGATGATGGGAACAACTTTGCATTTGTATGGAGGATCTTGCCTGACTTGACGTTCCGGGGATCTACAGATGGAACATCCCCAAGTATGTACATGCAGCTACTTCCATTGCAAAGTTCTGGATCAGGTTACAACGATCCTAAGTCTGTTGGCGGCACAGACTCAACGGCAACGCAAGCTATAACGGCTACACAAACTTACCCTATTGACGTTGACAAGTACACCGGCCAAGTGAACATTCGCATTCGCGGTAGACAGATGTCCATTAGGGTTTACTCTGACACGATAGGCATACAGTGGCAACTTGGGTCACCTAGGATAGATATTCGTATGGATGGAAGACGGTAATGGCTACCACCACAAAAACCAATTTACTGGCTCCGCAACAGCCGCGGTTGCTTGCCGCACCTTCTGACTATGACCCTAATTACGCTAACCAATCAAACAATGTTTTGCGGCTGTACTTCAACCAGCTAGACAATACCTTTTCAGCTTTACTAAACAGCGCCGGAGGAGCATTTTTACGCGCTCCTTATGGCGCTTTTTCTGACTTTAACAATCAGGCCACGACAGCCAATACTGCTACTTTGGTAGCACTAGCTACCACGGACTTCAGCAATCAAGTTACAGTTGCCACATCAAAAATCACGGTGCAGAACGCAGGTATATACAACCTCCAGTTCAGCGTGCAAATACAAAACTTAGATAACGCCCCCCAAGATACATTTTTCTGGCTTAAACAAAACGGCACGGATATTGTTGGCTCTACAGGCAAGGTAGGTTTGCCTGCAAGAAAAAACCCCGGAGACCCATTCCATGACATTAAGGGCTGGAATTACTTTCTGTCTATGGCTGCAAACGACTACGTTCAGATTTACTGGTCAACCACCAGCGCCAATGTCAGCATCGCAACCTACGCAGCATCAGGTAGCCCGACAAAGCCCTCAACTGCCTCTGTGGTAGCTACAATGTCATTCGTTTCCGCGCCTTTAATAGCCGCCGTCTAAGGAAAGTTTTATGTTGCCGCAACAAGGAATCATGTCGCTTACCAAACCTGATGCCCAAGCGGATCGGGCGGTAGGCCAAGTCCTGAACAGCACAACTCAAATGCTGGGTAAGTTGGACAACAAAACCCTGGGCCTGTTACTTCAGCTTACGCAATACCTTAAGGCCCACAAGTCCAAGTACAAAGAGTTGATGGCCAAGCTAGAGGCCAAAGGATCCCTGCCTCCTGGGGTTTTCCCTGATCACTACGACCCCAAGTTCCTGTCGGTGTTTGCCATGAGCGTATCTAGGGCGCAGCAAGGTGGAATGGCTGCTGGTGGTATTGCCAGCATAGCCCAGACCATGAAGGACCAGGGGCGCGGCAAAGACACCATGCTGGCTCACATCAGCCCAAGCGAGGCCAAGCTACTGGAAGAGCGCGGCGGTGTGAACACGATCAACCCTGTGACCGGCCTGCCAGAGTTTGGCATCTTTGAAGACATTGGCAATGCACTCTCTGGTGTAGGCAAAGCTGTTGGTAGTGTTCTAAAGCCGGTGGGTGATTTGATTGGTAGTGTTATCAGCAGCCCACTAGGATTGGCGGCTACCGCTGCTGCTGCCTATTACTTCATGGGGCCAGGAGCTGCTGTAGTGCCTAGCGTTGCCGAGGCTGCAATCCCAGGTGAAGCAGCAGCTATCGGAACAGCGGCGCATTTAAGTCCGGCTGCAATTGAGTCCGGCATCGGCTCTGCTGGGTATGGAACCAGCGCGGCCGCTGCTGAGTCCGGCCTATTCAATCCGGAGACGATTGGGTCCGGCGCTGCAATAGGCGCACCGTCTACGTCAGAAAAACTGCTTACGGCCAACCTGCTTAAAAACACAAGGGTTTCAGACGGGGAAGAAGATTCTGGATCAGATCCTAACGCTCTCATCAAGATGTTAATGATGTACGAAATGATGGGAAGTAAGCAGAATCAGGTTGCCAATGCACCACTTCCTGAGTTGACAGAGGCTACATCAAGCTTGCCCTATGACACTCCTAAGAAAAAAATGTCATCGTTTATTTCTCAACCTACACAACAAGCAGCAGGAGGTGGTCTTATGACTAAACATCTCGGAATCGGCGGCCTGAGCGCCAAGCGGTCACAGACAGACTACGCCAAAAACTATCTGCCTGGAAGCGGCTACCGCCCAGGTCAGGGTGGCATTACGTACTTCACCCCTATGGAATACACGGGTGGTGATACAACGACCTCCACAGACACAACAGGAGGCTCTTCTTCAAGCGCAACTGATGAGCTGCTGAGGCAGACACTTGGCCGAACCGGAGGTGGTGGCGGCGGAATGGACGCTGAGAGCCGTGCCGCCATGTTGGCTGAAACTGCAAAGAGAATGGATGAGTGGGAAGCCAGAGACCCTGAAGGATACAAGCACCGCAATGATTGGATAGGAAAATTGTTCAATGGATCAATGCTTGTTCAGCTTGCTAAGCTGGCGGCACAAGGCATTGACACGGTTAAACAGACATGGGCTGACAATAGGCTCAAGGCTTTGGGTATTGATCCCAAGATTGTTTTGGCTAACCAGAATGAGCTTGCTGGCATGTCTATGCAAAAAGCCCTTGATTCATTGGGGCAAAACACTACCCCAAGCTTTACTGAGCGCAGCCCTGAACAAATGGCTGGCATTTCAATGCAAAGGGCTTTGGAGTCGCTTGGGCAGAACACTGCCCCAACTACTACTTTAGGAACTCCCAATGAGATAACTGGCAGTGACATGCAAAATGCATTGAACTCACTAGTTCCAAAACCCAATGAAATAGCTGGTTACGACATGCAGCGGGCATTGGATTCGCTTGCGCGAACAACTCCAGCAGCATCTGTTGATTATTCAACCGGCCTATATAACGACTTATCAAATCAGCCAGACAGTGCTTTTCCTCCTGGAACAGCGTACACCGACAAAAACTTTACCAGGGATGTGTTTGGCAGGGTAATATCCCCCGATGCTCCCCTTAAAGGTGGATCTACAACAAGCTTAAATACAGCTTTAGCACGACAAAATCCAATAGCTGGTAGCGATATGCAGCGTGCTTTGGATTCCATATTAAGTGGGATTAACCCTAATGTTGTTTCTGGTAGTGACATGCAGCGCGCCTTGGATTTGGCTTATCCAAAAACAGAAGATACAAGTTCTGTATTTGCTCAAATGGAAGCTGACGATGCGGCTTTAAGGGCGGAACAAGCACGAATTGCTGCTGCGGAAGAAAAAGCATATGCCGAAAGAATGGCAGCTAAACCAGTTGATGCAGTTGATGCAGTTGACATAACTTACATGCGTGAATCATTTGATCAAATAAAAGAAGATAGAGATAGGTTAGAAAAAGAAATTGCGCTTGGGGTTGACAAAAACGGTGATCCATTGACGCAATCATACATGGATGGGTTAAAATCTTTTTTAGCGGATAAAAATAAAAGTTTAGCTGACGGAAACGCTAAAGGATTGTTATCCCCGGAAGCATCAAGGGATGCTTTCAAGCGTGAATTACAGCAAATGGCTAATTTAGCAAATGCTGACCCTAGCGTTACAGAAGGAAACTCAGGGCTTGTTTTTAATGATAGAGTAGCAACAATAAACGATAAAATTAATAAAATTGATAGCCAATATGGTGAC